TTCAGCACGATCGCTGGCTGGGTGTTGTTCAGGTAGCGTGTTAGTTCGGTGTCATTCTCCATGATGAAGGTGATCTTGCCTGTCACTTCGAGTGGGCCGAGGAACACTTGGAATGGGTTCTGTGTGCCGCTAATGCCATATACCGGTGTGACATTGCGCTTCATGTCAATGTTTCCGGTCATTGCGTTTGCTACTGAGCTGCCTCCGATGCTTACTGTTCCTCTCCATACTGGAGTTGGTAGCAAGGTTGAGAAGGTTGGTGAGGTTGCGGCAGGTGCAGTTGATGCGAAGCCTGTTGACTTTGCATCGTATTCCAACATTCCGTCTGCGTTGAAGCGTAGAGAGAAGTCAGAGAATTGGCATCCTGGGTAGGATCTATTTCCTGCTGCATAGAAATCTGTCAGCGTGTAGCTGATTGGCTGATCATCTGCTCCTGCTGTGAGGCTGTTCTTTAGAGCAATGGTATGTGTGTATGGTGCAGATGCTCCTACGGTTGATACTTCGCCGAGGAGTCCTGCGATCGCGTAGCCGATGGTGTCTGCAAAGGCTGCGCCACCAAAATCGACTGTCGATCGTGTGCGGCCCTGGATGTAGTTGTAATTGACTACATTCGATCCGCGAAGTCCTGTGTCGTAGAGTGCATCGATCACATCGACTGGCTTCAGGCTGTCTTTTGCGACAGGGATGAAGTCAGTTGGTGCTACGACCGTACCCTTTGTTACTTCTTTAGCGATACCGAGGTACGAGCGTACCGATTGTTGTACGGTCATCTATTCACTCTCCTACTTTCTGGTCTGTCGTGGCAGACGGTTTTGTTGGTGCTGCTGGTACTACCTTTGATGCTCCTGCCGGTGCGCAGTCTGGATGTGAAAATCCTTCGGGCGCATCGAATTCATCACCTGGTTTGACTGTGATCCCCAAAGCAGGGAACACTCTTTCATCTGTTCCGTTATATCTCAGTTTCATTGTGCTCCTTATGCCTGGATCATTTCGGTCACTTCAAATTCTAACTCAGCATAGGTTTCCGTTGCGCCCTCATTGCTGGTCGCTGGTTCTCCATAGCGAGCTGAAATCCTCGGCTCTGCTCCTTGCCATACGAGGTTGCCTGTTGTATCCCCGAAGTTGTGATCAGAGCGAAGTCTTTCTTTGATGTTGTCGATGAGGGTATCAAAATCCGTCATCGCGTTTTCTGCGTTTGGATGCATGGAGTGTGTGTAGATCTGAATGATTACGGTGTAGTCCACGCGCTTCCAGCCGCTATGCGCTCCGCCGATCGCTAGGCGTGTTTCGTTTTCTGCGGCTATGAAAATTACTGCTGCTGATCTTGTTAGTTGTCCTGGTTGCGCGTTGACTTGGTAGTTGATGCGCTTTGGGAAGGATGTGAATACTTGGTTCAGCGTAGCGATCGGTGGATTGGAGATAAATGCTGCGAGGGTTGCTCGAACCCCTGTGCGCCCTGCCATTATCTGATCCTTCGATACTTGTTCACCATGTCTAGGGCCAAGTCGATCTCTCGGCTGTATCTCTGGTTGTTGCCGATGTTGGTGGTTGGCTGTGTTGTTAGGTTCATGGTCATGGAGTTATCTCCACGAACCTTCAGGAATGCTGTTGTGATCAGGATGCATGCCTCTTTGATCGCGTTTGGCAGGTTACCGATCGCTACTCCTGCGGCATGGCTGTATGCCAAAGGTGCGGTTAGTGGCACAGTTGTGGAGTCGTTGGTGTAGGTGCTGGCTACTGTTATGCGCTCGCTCTTTGCGCCATCGTAGATCCGGTACTGCTGGCCAGCGATGAAGCCTGTGCCATCGGTTACGGTGAGGCTGCTCGCTCCTGCTGTTGCGGTTGCGATCGTAGTGTTCACGAAGCCGGCTACATAGGTGTATTGGGTGAAGAGCTGTTGTCTTGGGCTGTATCCGAAGCCGAACCCGAGTGGGCCTTGTGAGCTGTAGTTGAGGCCGAGGTTGCTAAGGGGAATTATGAGCTGCTGTGCCTCGAACCAGGCTGTTGATGGATCTGGAAGGGCCACCAGGTTGTTTGGATCTGTGCCGTAGTTGAAGGCTGAGAGCATAAGGATCGGTGCGTTGTTCGGATGTAGTGCCACATAGCCCTGGCCGTTGACTCGGACTCTCTGTGTCTCTGTGTATTGATCGGCAACGAGGTTCTGGTTCAGGTACTCGTTCATGTATGAGGATGCTCTTAGGATCGCGTTTGCGAGCTCTGCATCCTGCGCTGCCTGGTTGCCTCCGACTACGAGGTTGTTGTAGTCAATTGAGGTCGGAGCGTCTTTGAATTCTTGTACCGTCAGATAGGGATTTTCTTTGATCGTATCCGGCGTAATTCCTACTGCCATGATTACTCCCCATCTCTATGCGTATCTTGTGCTTCATGACCGCATCTACCGCACTTGCGAAACCATCCGTTGAAGCCGCACTCTGCGCACACGAATCCTCGGTGAGCATCGGCTGCTGTGATCGGGTTTAGCGATGCTTCGATAAATCCTTCACGCTTCATGGCCGCGCCGTGTGATCTGTTTTCTACATTGTAGATACCGCCGCGATCAGGGTTGTATCTCACTCCGCCAATTACTGTTTCCTTCACGCCCCGATCTGGAGCTACATATCTTGGCATTTTGCCTCCTGCTTGTAAGGAGAGGTGCGGCTTTTACACCGCACCCCCCTTTTGCCTTTATTCAGTTTTACTACTACGCAGAGATGATTCCTGATACTGCGCCGTTCCATGCTGGAGCTGTGCAGAAGAATGTTCCACGGAAGTAGGTTGAGAAGTCGTAGCTGAACTGAGTTACAGGCCATTGGATTCCCATGTAGTCCTGTACCAAGAAGTTTGCCCACACATCGGTTACCTCGGTGTCTGGGATAGGGAGTGTCCAGGATAGGACTGGAGCAACGCCCTGGTTTAGCCACGGATGAACCATGAGGTCTACTGCCTTACCGGTGACTTCGTTCTGGATACCGGTAACGATCGAACCGTATGTGATTCCATCTTTGCCTGGCTCTTGAATTGTCAGACGGTAGTTAGCGGTTGATCCACTCTTGATTGCATCAGAGAGCTGCTTACGATCGTTGCCGTTTAGGAGAACGATGTCTGGATCAGCCTTTACATTCTGGTAGAGGTTTGCGAATACAGTCTGGAATTCTGCGCCAGGGTTGCTGGTGGAGAAGGTGCTGTTGATCGCGTTGTTGAAACCGGAGTTTGCGCCGAGTACGGTTGCAAGGATTCCGTCATAACCGGTTGCGTAGGCAGAAGTATCTGCTGCTGCGCGTGATGCAGCTGCACCGGTTGTGCTGTATGCAGCGTTGTTTCCGGTTAGGCCAGATGTTCCTGCGCCCTGGATCGTGAATGTACCTGTTCCCTTTAGTGTTCCCTGATACTTCAAGTTTGCTGCGCCGGTTGTTGTTCCAACATAGATGTTGTAGCCGAGTGCTCCTGGCACTGCGGTTGCTACGGTGACAGTTAGAACATCGCCAGATGCGACTGCGGTGCTTGCCTCTGTTCCGAGGATTGATTCACCGAAGCCATTGCCAGAGACACCAGCATCAGCAGTGACATTTACGAAGTAAGTTGCTGCTGCAAGTGCTGTTTGTCCTGTTGCTGCTACTGGAGATGCGAGTGTGAAGGTTGGAGCTGATAGTGCGCCTGAGTAGCCAGATGCAGTACCGCGAGCCATTAGCATCATTCTTTCTTCCATCAACATTGTTGCGTAGAGAGTTGATGTTGAAGATAGCTGACGGAGATCCTGGTATCCAAGACCTGAGAAGTTAGCATCGAATGAAACGCTGTCGGATAGCGAGTAGCTGTTGTATGGCAATACCAAGTCATCAGCTGCGTAGGAGATCTTTGGGCCGCGTTCGTAGTTGATTGATCCGAAAGTGGCTGTTGAAGATTCGGTGATTCCAGGCCATGTGTTTCCTACTCCGCCTGTACCTGTACCGGTGTAGCCAAGAATTCTCTTGACACGGTGTGAAGTACCGACACCCTTCTTACGAGGGATGCGATTGCGTAGTGGAGTTGGGCGTGGTGTGAGCAGCTTTGCAGGTGCTTCTAGATCGAAGGCTGCAAAAGATGTGCTCAATGGAGATGTAAGGGTGATGTCCTTTTGGATGTCCTGCATCGCCATGCGTTGCGCAGCTAGTGCGTTCTGCAATCCGGCGACTGCATCAGGAGCGAGGCTCTTGTTTGCAACAAGCGATTCCATCGCAGCAGTTGCATCTACAGGAGCTTGTCCTGGGACAGAGGAGGCATTACCCAATGACTTGTTGAGGGTACTTAGGTACTCCTCATGGCGTTGCGCTGCCTCTACCGGTGAAACATCACCGAAGAGATCTGTTGCGCGTGGCATTTCGGCCATTGTGATCCTTTCTGGTTTGGGTTTACTTGTTTAGTTGATCGTGCTCTTTGGTGTATTGATCCGCTAGAGCGCGATATCCCTTTGCAAGTGTTGGGTCAGTTGTTGCCTTTGCTTTCGCGTTATACATCGCT